ATGGGGTCATTGTCCCGTTCCTCATCAGATGTAAGGATGGTAGACTTCCGCCCATCCGTGACATTCATGGCTTTCTTGGCAAGCTCCTCTACCTGTGGCATGAGGGATGTCTGTACCGCTGCAACTATTCTCTCTTCAAGCTGTGTGCCAAATGTGGTTAGAGCTTGATTGATCTGCTCACGGGTGACGAAGCCTTTCTTGAGGGCGTCCTCTGCCTCTCGCTGCGCAGCTTTCTCTGCGGCCATGACCAGTAGTTGTTCAAGCATATCTGGGTCGCCGCTGGAATTCATTCGTTTGTCCTGCTCGTCAGGCATCTTTACTCCTTTGTGAAGTAATCATGAAACTTGGGGGTTTCCAGAGGCTCGGGGTTGGTGAACCGCTTTACGACCCATTGACTTCTATCTCTTGCACCGGCAGATATTCCAGGCGCTAAGATTTTGACTAACTCTTCTGCCAGGCCCGTATTATTAAGCACGGCCTCATATAACTCTGCTCTGGTCAGGCTCGGTAGATACCCCCCGGCCTTTGCAATCCGCATAGTCGCCGCCTGATTGATTGGGTATGCAGTAAGTGTGACCTCCATAATCGGGTCTATGCTGCCCTTCTTGGAAAATCGCCGCCCCTTGCCTGGTAGGTCTTCCCAGGTTTTAGGTAGTCCGATCCATGAGAAGCTGCTTACCGTGCCATTAATGACCCCTCTTTTCGCGGCGTCGTCGTAGATCACACCCTGCCCGTACCAACCCGTACCTCCCGTGTAGTATTGGTAGTCCATAGTTGGGGGATTGGTTGGGTTATCAGCTAGGTCTATAAGGCCGCTATCACGTACCAGGCGGGATTGAGTGAGGAAACCTACAGGTAGCACACGGGTATTGTGCTCCACGCTGATCGGTGCACCCTTCTTCATGTAGACCTGAAGTCCAGGGGAGAAGGCTTCTGGTTCCATAATGTCTTTCTCTATATCCTGTAGGGGTGTAGAGATGAAGCCTTCAACCAGCACATTTCCATTGGGCAAGATGTGTGCCTTAAACAGCCCATCCTGTGAGACCGTCTTGGCTATCGGAAGTGTGCGACCCGCCCGGCCAAGCGCATAAGCTAGCGCGTCTTCCCGGGTAGCAAACTTAGTATTCAAGCGCCCAACCTGTTGCTTTCTGGCTCGGTGGTATGCCGCACCCGTGGCTCTTTGCATAGCTTCTCAGGCAGGACATGCTTGGACTACCATGCCCGCTCATGGAAAGAGTGAAGGCCGCTGAGACGTGCTCGCATCCGGGGCCAACGGGATACGACTCATGCGGGCCGCAGTGGGCTGGTGCAGCATGGCGTTCTGCGGCGGTGATGGACTTCCAGTATGGCTTGTCTGTGGTATATCGCCTGTAGGTAGCAGGCCAACCGAGCACCTTGTTCACGTACAGCTCTGACAAATTTAGCTCCGATCAGTTACCTGTCTCGCCAGGATCGCGTTTGCACCGGGTTTGTGTCCGTTGCTAGATTGACTGCCAGGCTCTCCGGGGGCAGAGCTAGGAATGGGGGGTTTAAGTGAGTTTCTGAAGCTGGCACCCTCGGATCGAATGCCTACGGACTCTGCACCTTGCTCAAGTTGTAGGGTTGCCTCTGCCATCTGACGTATCATGTTAAGCGGTATCCATCCTTGTGGCCCGAATACGTATGCCTCATCACCGCCAGGCAGGCTGATGTCCCCGCGAATGTTGCGTATCTGGTTGGGGGTCAGAATTCCGAGCTTCTGATAGTTGGTGTGTATCTGACTGGCTAAGAAGTCGTCTCGGCTGTCAATCTCTTCGTAGTACAGTTCGATATCCTCATATCCCAACGTCTGCCACAGGAGTCGTTGAGAGAGCGTTTGGGTTATCTCATCCAGCACCGGCTCGATAGCACGCTTCTTGAAGGTAAAGCTTAAGTTGTACCCATTCGACCGATTAACGTCCTGGCTCTCCCCCAACTCCTGCATCGTCACACCCAGGATGCCCATAATCTTCATGCGAAACTCACCAAGCAGCGCCGTGGCCTCCAGGTCTTTCAGGTGGTAGCCAAAGGGGAAGAACTTGCTACCCGCCCCCTTGCTGCCCGTCATGATGATGCGGTTGCCGACCTTGCCCTGGTCATTCCAGTTATCGATGGCTACCCTTAGTTCCTGTTCGGTTACGTCGCCCAAGTCCATTACGCCAAAGGGGATGTTGGAGTCTGTAAACCTCTCGCTGATAAACTGCATCATCTGGTCTTCAAGTACGGCAGCGGAGAATAGCTGAACAATTCGGCTATGTGGGTAGAGGGACTCGGATATGGGGTTGAGTGTGAAGTAAATAACCTCGCTCGGCTCCCAACCATGTATGTTATTGCCATGCACATCGCTATAGTCGCCGGTCATGCTCAATATGCTTGGATCGCTAAAGGCACCCATCGTATTACCCTGCGGCATCGAATACATGTTGCTAGAGTTGATTGCATCGCGGTACTGCTGCGGTCGAATGATCGGGGCACCACGGGCATTCAGCATGTCATACCCGCGTATCAACCCGTGCTCATCAAAGTCTATCCTAAGCCTGGCACCGTCCATTACCCATAAGTCTACTGGCCGGTCCAACCTCTCAGGATGCTGCACAATCTCTACTGCACCGTATCCGAATGTGACTATATCGCGCATCAAGGTCTGTAAGAATTGCCGCTTGGTCTGATTAGGATTGGGGTACTTGAGTACTGACTCCACGCGCTTAACCCGCAAAGATGGCGCGACCCGGCTTGTATCCACATTCCTCACATGTATATGCACACCGCCAGCGAAGTCCAGTATGGAGTTCATACAAGCCGCAGCCGTTGGGGTACGTAGCACGATCTCTCGCATGCGCTGGCGGCTGATGAGACCGCTTGCATCCTGTGCCACCTGCTCCGGGTATGGCTGTCCCCACAGTGGGCTAACCCCAAGTGCGTAGCCGGATAGGGTACCTCGTGCTTCAGGTTGCGATGCCGTTAGGGTCTTGATTGCCTTAGTGAGAAAGTTAGCCAATTAACTCGTGCTCGTGTGAGAATAGCTCTGCAACGGGGTCATAGGGTAGGGGTTTAGATTTGCTTGGTGACATTCCTAGATACTCTCGCGCTAGCTGTCGATTAATATCTCCAACTCGCCAGTCTTTCAAACCGCCAAGGAAGAAGCCGGTGTATTGGGGTCGGGAGGCAAGCTCACCAGCAAGAGACAAGCTAATTATGTAGTCATCATGCCCAACCGAAGCCTCCATGCGTATGTTCTTGGCAGGGGTTATCTCATATTGGAAGTACTTAAACTCATCAACAAGCTCTCGGATATATGGTATTGTTATTCGGTGCTCGTTGAACATGCGTACCAGGTTATGCACTATGTCCCGCTTGGCTTCCGATCCGGTGAACTTGTAGCCCTCAGCACCAATGTCACGTAAATCCTCAACAACACTCTCTCCTAACGTGGTTGCATCCACCTGAGTACGGGCATTGTTGTAGGCGTGATGATTCGCTCTTGTAATTGCCTTGTATGCCGAGTAACCTCGTTTTTGCAGACGGTCGTGTCGAACCTGTACTGCAACACGTGGGTCAGTAACGTCAAGGAGGGTTGCCACGAAGTAGTCGCGGAGGTTTGCCAAATCAACACCCTGTACATATCTGTGCCTCTCCTGTGCTATCACCGGGTACTCTATACGTCCGTGCTCCGTTTGGTGCGGGTAATGCTCATACGCCCACTTGATGTCCTGTGAAGGGAACACTGCCAGGTCTGAGTCCGCACGCTCTGCCATGTATTCCGTGCGCCAAACAAGCGAGTCTTCACCATACCTGTCTCGAATTGAATTGAGAAGGCCCACATTTGCGTAAGGGTTGTCAAAGCTCGTGAAGTGGAGGTACTTTGAGTGTCCGGTCGTGTCCTTCTCCGCAGCGATAGCACCATCCTCGAAGTCGCCTTGTCCGAATGGGGTACTAATCCTAATGATCCCTGTGTAGTCCATGTTCGAGGTGACAGTGAACATAGGCTCGATCGTGCGGGGGTGGATGCCGTCCTTGAAATAGCTGGCCTCATCTTCTATTAGCAGATGTACAGGCTTACCACGGAGGTACTTTGGGCTATTCGCACCCCTACCATGGACATACGAACCATTCTCAAGCGACAACTTAGGGAAGGGAAAGTCAATTGGCTTTCGCTTGAGCATCACCCGCAGTGGCCCCTCGAAGTGCCTGGCTACCTCGTCGTATATGATCCTGGCCTGATCCAGTGATGGGGCAACTATGTAGACATGTCGGTTGGAGAAGTGGAGCACGTACCAGACAATTAGCCAAGCCAAACCAACTGACTTGCCAAGCTGCCTGCCTGCCTCAACAACGAGGTCGAATGCACCAGACATAAAGGCGTTGATGATGGCTATCTGGGCTTCATGTGGATGGATTGGGGAACCATCTGGGTGCCGTAGGAAGGTCGTAATGAAGGTTACGGGGTCGTCAAAAGCCTTGTCTCTGAGCTTTGCGGGGATAAAGTTTGTCACTGAGGTATCAATATATGCATAAGTTGGTTAAATTATGCGTTCTGACGGGCGGAAATGGTCAGAAACCAACCAAACCCGCCCTAAAACAGCTAGTTTGACACAAAAGCGCATGAAAACCGAAGATTAGACGCTTTGTTTGCCTAAAACCGTACTTGGAGCACCCTGTGGCTTCACTCCTTGGCCTGGGCGGAACACCGGGCCGTCTGGATACCTATTAAAGTCATCCTGATCCTGGTCTCCATCACCAGTCCCGAAGCTGCCATCCTCTCCCATGTAGCCCTCACCACCAACGATACCCGATCCGACGCCAAGTGGTAGTCCTGCCATGCTGTCCATGCCAGGAACCGGGCCGCCAGTGCTAGGAGTAACGTTACCGAACTTGTCCCGTAGCCCTTCAAAGGCAGGAAGGATATCAGCAGCCGTTGGGCTATCGAACTGGTTAGCAGGAGTACGCCCGACTACGTGGATGAATGGCTCCATCTCACCACCAGGTTGAAGTCCTGGGTTCGTATCACTCATGGCACCAAAGTTCATTCCAACCGGGGCGTCCTGACGTGGTGCCAGTTCTCGGTAGTCTTCTCCGTAGGTATACCCAGGCTCCCAACGACTGTTGCCAGGTAACTGTATACCCACGACATCCGTAGCTGCGGTGGCCGCTAGTTCTCGTGCGTCCGGGACGTCTACCTCATTAAACCCGCTCTCATCCGATCCCGGCCCTGCTGGCAACTCTACACCTACATCCCCAGGAGTGCTAGCATACTGCGGAAATGACTTAGGCCCGGTCCATATTGCCTTTGCCATTGACTCAGCAACAGCAGCATTGTAGCCATCCATAGATATGTACCGCTCTTCTTGATTAAACTCTTCCATTATTTCTCTATGTCTTTCTTGACCTTGGCTACGGGTCTGACTACGGGCTTCTCAGCGGAGCCGCTAGCTATGGGAGCTTCGCGACTAGAGACCACCAGCACTCTCGCCCCGTGCTGCTGCATAGAACGTACCAATACCAATAGTGCATCTTGCTCAAACATTCCAAACCCAATATCCAGCGTCGGGTGCTCGTGGGTATCTTCCCAGGACGGGTCTTCCATCGCAGCAGCCAATGTACGCCGTGCTTCTAGTGTGTCTTCAAA